AATGGAGGAAACTGGTCTAGAGTTACTTGAAAAAGAGAAAGAGTATATATACACATCGGCACAAGATGCAGTAGAACAAAACACAAGAACATTAACTAAAGAAGACGAAGACAGCGAAGCTAAGCCAAAAGCAAACAAGCCTAACATACAAGAAATTATGATAGAGCGAGCACACATGGCAGGCGGTGACATTGATGGCTTATGGGACGAATATATCAGCGGCGATATCAAAGCAGGTGCTAAACCTAAAATACAACAGTTTTTAGCTGACAGAAATATACTTGCCCAACACGTTAGTATTATCAAAGACCACTGGATTAGGCAACAAAAAGAACTACAGGAGGCTGTCGCAGGCACAGACGCTGATTTAAGCGAAGGATATAGTTGCTATACTAAGACCCAGCAAAAGAACATGATCAACTACTGTGCGGCGATTATAGCAGAACTAGACGCATATCATCAAAGCAAGAAGGCTAAAGTAGGTGTTAGAAAGAAAAAACCAGTAAGTCCTGAGAAGCAAGTGTCAAAATTAAAACACCTGCGTAAGTTTGAAGAATTTAAATTAGAAACAGTAGAGCCTACTAAAATTCTTAAATCAAGTGAACTGTATGTGTACAATACTAAAAATCGTAAACTACAGTACTATGTTGCTGATGATTATGCCAAAGTTTTTGCAGTTAAAGGCACAAGTATATTAGGCTATGACACAAATAAGTCAAGTCAAAAGACTCTGCGTAAGCCACAAGAGTTTCTTAAAGAAATTAGAATGGCCGGTAAACCCGATAGCCGTAAACTGTTCGACACTCTTAAAACAACCTCAACAGCAGTTAATGGACGCTTCAACGAAAACCTAATTATTATTAAAGCTACCTAATCATCATTCTCGATAAATAGTTGTAACGGAGAATACAATGGCAGACTTAACTACATTAAAACAAGAAGTGTTTACATACGTTGCTAATCGTTTAGGCGACGGCATCGTTGATCTTGAATTAGATCCAACACACTACGAAACAGCATATGAAAGAGCAGTTAACACATATAGAACTAGGGCACAAAATGCCTACGAAGAAAGCTATTCGTTACTAACACTTGTTGAAAATCAAAACACATACGTACTACCCCAAGAAGTTTATTCAGTTAGGCAAATTTTTAGACGAACAATGGGAGATAGTACAGGTCCATATAGTTCAAGTTTTGATCCGTTCTCTTCAGCTACATTAAATGTTTATCTGCTTAACTATTCTAACGCAGGTGGACTAGCAACGTTTGATATGTATACACAGTACGTTGAAATGGCAATGCGTATGTTTGGTGGATACATGAATTATAATTTTGCACCAGTTACCAAACAATTAACAATAATGCGTGATCCTAAATCAAGCGGCGAGCAAGTTTTACTATGGACATATAATCTTAAACCAGAAACTATATTACTACAAGATATCGCAATTAAACAGTGGCTGAGAGATTATACATATGCTGGCTCCAAAATGATTATAGGTGAAGCACGTGAAAAATTTGCTACTATTGCAGGGCCACAGGGAGGATCACCGTTAAACGGATCAACTCTTAAACAAGAAGCACAAGCTGAAATGGACAGATTGATACAAGACCTAAGTCTATTTGTTGACAACAGCGAACCACTAAGCTGGGTTATTGGTTAATGAGAATTAATGAAATTGTAACTGAAGGCATGGTATTTGCTCGAGGCGGTGCGGGCGGTGCTGGCGGGGCCGGTAAGGTAAAATTAAAATGGCGATGCGAAACAGGTGCCCGTGCTGGACGCATAGTTAGTTCACCACAGCAATGCGGAGCCGCAGTTGATGTAGGCAAGCGTGCGGCAATGAAAAAAACACGAGCAAGAACTAAAGTAAGACAAGCACGTAAATCAAAAAGAACTAAAAAAATGAATGTTAGTAGCCGTATTATGCAGGCCCTAAACAAATTTAAAAGACGCGGTGGGCCCAAAAAAGCGGCTAAAACAAAAATCAGCAAGCCTTTCTCAAAAACTAAATTCCTTACAAAAATCAAAGCTAAAAAATCTAAGTAACGTTCGGTTGACTTTTTAATTCTTTAATGCTATAATGTGCATTAATAACTTAATCTAAGGCAACATATTTTGGACTTGATGATTGACATCGAAACACTAGCTACAGGACCCGACGCAATGGTAATGACCATAGCGGCTCAGGCATTTGACCCTATATCTACAGGCTGGCCCGAACGGCACTTCTATGCTAGGGTAAGTCCTGAAAGTCAACCCAACAGACACATAGATGACGCTACTGTAGAATGGTGGGCAAAACAAGGACCAGAAGCACAACGAGAAGTGTTTGAAGAACAGTTTAGAAGAGACCTAGGTGACTGTCTAGAAGAGTTAGGTAAAATGATTTGGCAAAGCGATAAAATATGGGCAAACGGTCCTACGTTTGATATGAATATCTTAGAACATGCGTATAAAGAACACGGCATACCCTTACCTTGGAAGTTTTATAAAGTAAGAGATGCGAGAACAGTATATAGTTTATGGCCTGATTGCCCGGTACCTAAACTAGCTAGTCATCACGCATTAGATGATTGCAAAAGACAAATTAAAATGTTGCAAGACTGCATTAAGCACTTAGGGATAAACAAACTAAAATGATTATAGCAATTAGTGGACTCATTGGTAGCGGTAAGGATACGGCCGCAGACTATCTTGTTAACTTACATGAATTTAGAAGAGAAAGTTTTGCTGGCAACCTTAAAGATGCTATGGCTAACATATTTGGATGGGACAGAGAAATGCTTGAAGGTCGCTCAAAATCAAGTAGAGAATGGAGAGAACAAGTAGACCCGTGGTGGTCAGAACGATTAAATATGCCTCATTTAACTCCTCGCTGGATTCTACAGCATGTAGGAACAGATGTAATCAGAGGACACTTCCACGACGATATGTGGTTAGCAAGTTTAGAAAACAAACTTAGAAAAACAGATGACGACATTGTTATCAGTGATGTTCGCTTTAAAAACGAAATTGCCATGCTTAAAAAGTTAGGTGCTGTTTGTGTAGAAGTAGTCAGAGGTCAACGACCAGATTGGTACAATATTGCAATTGATGGCAACACTCAAGAGCTTGAAAAACTAGGAATTCACAGAAGTGAATATGATTGGATTGGTACCAAGTTTGATCATGTGTTAGATAATAACAAAAGCCTTGACGAACTATATAAACAAGTTGAATTAATCAGGAGCTAAGTCTCCAGGTTTCCATCCCCTACTTTGTGCCTGTATAAGAGCAGTGCAATTTAAACAAACAGATCGTAAGTTTAATAATTCAGAATTATTTAGATTAGCATCCATATGATGCACTCTCATTTGGCTACCATGCTTGCATTGAAATCCACAAACATCACATATTCTTTTCATCTTGTATCCATTAGATGACCAACGTGGAATAGGCACTTTTTTCTTTTTATTTCTGTTAATACAAGCTAAACAACGACTACGAAAATAGGTCTTTCCGTGGCGCTTATAGTTGATTGCACACGAACCGTAGTTACATGCACTGCAAATAGGTCTTTTCATATAGATATTTATAAATATTAGACCTTTATAAAGGCGTCTGTAAACCGCCAATTAATCAATATTGTAATAAATATTCGTAACGCAAGAAAAGGTAACGTGAGTTACTATTAATTAGAGGAAAATAAAATGGCATTAGTATCCCCAGGAGTAGAGGTTAGCGTAGTTGATCAAAGTCAATACCTGCCTGCACCAACGAATTCAGTTCCATACATCTTGATTGCAACTGCACAAGATAAAACAAGTGGAACAGCAACATCAACAGCAACAGGCTCAACATTAGCAAATGCTAATAAAGTCAACCTAATTACTAGCCAAAGAGAACTAGTATCAACATATGGTAATCCAACTTTTTATAATACATCAGCTGGTACACCAATTAACGCTTATGAACTAAATGAATATGGTTTATTAGCGGCATACTCAGTTTTAGGTATTAGTAATAGAGCATACGTTCAACGTGTTAACGTTGATACTGCACAGCTTGCCGCAACATTATCTAGACCATTAGGTGCTAGTAATAATAATTCATATTGGTTAGACACAGCAGAAGCAACATGGGGCATACATGAATGGTCAGCAACAACTGGCACATTTACTAACAAAGTTCCAACAGTTATTACATCAACAGATGATTTATCAGGTGGTATACCTAAAACATCAATTGGTGCTATTGGAGATTATGCAGTGGTAGCAACTAATGCCGCTAACCCTGTGTACCTCAAAAATAGATCAAATGCTTGGGTACTAGTTGGGTCAGATGA